AGTTTCTCCATTCATCATATGATATTTTAATATTAGAGTATTCTTTGCAGAATCTAACATAATTTTCTTTACTACCACTTCTCCAATCTACAGAAACTCTACTCATTAGTTAGTGGGTTTTGTGTTAGGTGCTTGGCCATCTATACCATCATGAGTCATATCAGTTTTTATTTGAAAATATGTAGAAAGTAATTTTTGAGAAGTTAGTTGTAACACTTGTTGTTCTAAGTAACCTGGGCAAGCAAATTCTTTATCTAAAGGGTTTTTACAATACTCCTCATCTGTAACTTGTGCATTACCACAACTACAATCTGAATACAACACATCATTAGGAATATCTTCTTCAAAAAATGCTACAAATCTAATATTAGTAATAAAAGGGTTATTGACATATATATAACCATTAGAAATCCAGAAATAATTTTCTTTTTTAATAATAGGTAGATTAAGTAAATTTATATACCTATTAACTGTAATTTCTTTTAACTTTTTACCTGCACCACTCAAAACATTAATAGAATACACTCCTTGAATAACATATTGATAGTTTCCTTCAGATATTCTAGGGATTTTGAATTTACTTCTGGCCACTGTACACTCATCTACATAATCACAACACTCAGAAATAGGTACTTGTACCATATCCAAACAAGGTATTGTAGTAAACAAAGTGTCTGTAGCCCAGAGTTTTCTTAAATTTGTTTCTCTTTTTATTAAAAGAATAGAATTAGTTCTTAATTCAGCAGCAATAGCACGATCTGTTATCAAAGAATCTGTTGACAACATTTTATGCATTGATCTAACAGATGATACTAAATATCTTAATGTGCTCATGTTGATTAATTTTGTTTATTTAATATTTGTATTTTAAAACAATTACTATTATTAAAATATCGTAAAGATAAATTTAATTTTATTTCTGTGCAACTTAATTTAACTTTGTAGGTTATTTTTTATAATCAAAATAGTTAAAACAAAAACTCCCAAGTATATAAATATATTTGGGAGATAAACTCTTGTAAAACCAATAAAACAAGACTTTATTTTAGTTTGGGTTTACAGGACAACATTGCACTTCTAAAATAAATCCTTGATTATCAATTAAAGCTACTTGATTTAAACCAAAAGTACAAAGTTCAGTACCAAAAGAAAGATATAAAGCCCAATAATTAGGAATACCTAATTTTGTACCATCAAAAGTATTAGTATTAGGTAAGTTTGATGTAAAAACTCTGTCCCCTACAGATAAAATACTAGGTGTTTGTGTAGCAATGAAATAATTAGAAAGATTTCCTGATAAATCAACTGCACAAGCATCAGGTATAAATGTACTTGAAGAACTGCTTATTACAGCATTTTCTCTAATAGCAGTTAAAGAATCCCAAGGTTCACAACAATTTGTTAAAGAAGGTTCTATAGTGGCTGGGTCTCCTAGTGTAACTACACTACCTGTTTCAGCACAAATAGTAACATAACCTCCAACTAAAGTAATTGCTGTACTTGCTGGATCTCCATTACAATCTCTATAAATAACACCTGTTCCTTGTAAAGGAGGCTCTTCTCCAGGGCCATCAACATATCCTACATTTGTTACATCATAGCATGTGCATGTTACAATTGGGCTTACAGTTGTTGTTGTAGTTGTAGTGCTAGAAGTGGTTGTTGTAGTTGTAATTGGTGTAATTGGTGTAATTACATCTATATCTGTGTAATTTGTACAAAGTGTTCCATTAGATTTAACTCTAATTATATTTGTATAATCAGGCACTAATGCAGAGGGATACCCTGCAAGTAATGCTGCTTTAGATACACCTGATTCAAATGCAGACGTATATCCATTAAGATTTGAGTACAGATCAAAAGGACCTGAATCTGCTCCTGCTGTTGTTAATGTTATTAATACTGTCATACTATACTAGTTATTAATCCGTTTGTTACTGTAACTGTTTTTCCATCTTGAGATGTAAATGATCCTGTAGCACCTGTAGTGTTGTTAGAGGTGACTTTTCCCCAATTAGCTTCTCCATTTGCTGTCATACAAATTAACACTTTATCAACTTCAGCTGTACCATCTTGTAATTGTATAGCGTAGTTTGTTCCGAGACCCTGTGCATAAAAAGTAGCACCTACAGCTACACTTAATGCTGAACTACTAGCTGCCCCAAATACAGATATATTACGACTTGTTGAGCCTTGTGCAACTGCTTCTAATCCTCTATTTTCAGAATTGTTTGTACCTGTAGTGAATGCATATATTGAAGTTTTATTTCCATCAATTATAGAATCATTTATACTATAAATACCTGTATACTGCTCTCCTACTGTTTTTATTGTTAAAGTGGTATCTGGTGTAGGAAATGTATTTACACTTAAAGTAACTCCATCGTCTTGAAGTATGCCAGCACCTAAAGTTGAACTATCTGGTGTCCACCTAGCTACAAAATTATTTGTACCTGAACCTGAAACTCCACCACTAGGTGTAACCCAATTAGCTTTCCCGTCTACAGTCATACATGTTAATACTTTTCCTATACCTTCTGTGGTATCTAGTAATTGAGCAGCATATTTTTCACCTGTTCCAGTAGCATCTCCGTAAACTCCTACATTGGTAGTTGCGTTAGAAGATTGAAAAAATCCTCCATAGTTAGTGCCTGAGCCAGAAACAGACCCTGTAACTCCTATATTTACAGTTGCTCCACTAGCAGATCCTACGATTGCGGAATTTGATGCTGCACCAACTCCAGAAGATTGTATACTTAAAGTATTGTTGATTCCAGTTGTTTTTACTTGTATTATTTTTTGAGTAACAGCGTAGGTATTATCAACGATGTAGACTTTACTAACTGAGTCAGGTGCAGATCCTATTGATAATTGATCCCCATTATCTCGGATGATAGAATCCCCTAAAGTACTTCCATCGGGTGTCCATTTAGAAACATAATTTAATGTACCTGAACCTTCTACAATATTAGAAGGAAAGTTAGAAATATCTGATGTTAAAATATCTGCCCAATTAGCGTGCCCTTCTATAGTAACAGATTTTAAAAACTTACCTGTGCCTTGAGTATTATCTTGTAATTGTATAGCATAATTATTAATACCCCCAGCTGCATAAAATTTTGAACCTACATTAGTAGTCCCACTAAGAGCTTCAAAATTACCACCTTGATTTAAAGTAGCTGATCCTACAGCTCTTCCTGAAACACCAGTATTTTCAGTTACAGAATTACTCGAAATTGCAACAATTGCAATATTACTTCCTCCAGTATTTACACCATTAGTAAATGCAGTCAATGAAATACTATTATTTCCAGGTATAGAAGATACATACGAGTTTTCTACTCTTTGTGTAAATCTTTGAGAAGATGTAGCCATTTTAAATAACCATGAGTTATCTAAAGGTGTATTAATAGAAGTAGTAATACCATTATCTTGTATTAAACCTGTTCCCAATGTATTTCCATTTGGAGTCCATCGTGCTACATAATTATTTATTCCTGCACCAAAAATATTACCTGCTGAACAAATTTCAGCATCTATTTTTTGTAACACATCTGTTAATGTATCACATAATTGTACGTCTATACAAGCTAATTCAGGCCCATTATATGAAATTAAGTTAGAAGATAACAAATTACAACCGCATTGATTGTATGAAACATTTGTGGAGCAACCACAATCATTATTTGTTGTTTGTAAAAATGGCCACATAATTTATTTTTATTAAGGTCTGTATTGAATGTAATAACAAGGTAGAGAAGGCTGATAATTAAGATGAGGTAATCCTCCACCTTCTGGAGCATTAGTTACAAAAACATTTTGTCCTACACCTGTTCCTTTTAATCCTGTTATATTATTTTGAGTTTGTAAAGTAGACATTTCATATGTAGTAACTTCTCTCTCATCATTAGAAAATTGTGCCCTATTATTAGTTTGCCTAGTACTATAACTATGATTATGACTAGGATCATTAATTGTTACTGTAGTGATGTGTGTATGACTTGGAATTTGTGTAACATCTAATGTAATATTATTGCTACCTTGAGCTGCTCCTAATACATATGTAGGATTGTTTGCACCAGGAGTAGCTGGATTAGTTCTAGAAGGCATAGTTCCTCCTAATAATGTACCATCTGTTACACCAACACCTACAACACCTCTTTTATCTGGAGTTCCGTTTTGACCATTAAACAAATAAATTTTTACCCAT